GTACATTATTACTTAAAGTAGCTATCTTTTACGCTCCAAAGGGCTCGATGTTTTGTGGACACCTGCTCCGATGGAACATAGCTACTTGTGGAATCACATACTTGTAATTCTCACTTCATGTTTATTAATTTGATTGGACACCAAAACCCATATTTTGGTTCCAATCGGAGATATACCTTTCATAAGGATATACCTCAGGATATTGATTTGTTACAGAATAGGCTATATCTATTAGCCTAGAACTGTGTTCTTTAAAATGTTCTACTGAATATTGAGCGAGCTCATAAACGCTATCTCTAATATTATCTAATGCCGCGCCTTGTTCATCGGTACATTTCCGCACCCAATTGGGTGTTTCCATAATTACCTCCATAGGCATTGGCGCCCGGTAGACTGGGCCATCCTTCCTAAACTTTCGTTTCAAGTAAGCGACGTCGCTTAGTTGTCGGAAGGGCTGTTGTTGGTCACTTTTGGTCTCATCTGTATAGATCATACCAAAGCTAGCATAAGCTTTAGTGACTGTTATCTGATTGAATTTGTCTGCTACGCTATCGCTGATGTTGATAACGTTGTCATCACCATAGGATACCATGCTCACATGGTCATCAAATGGCTTCTCATGGCTGTCATCCATGCACCTATAGTAAGCAATTCTCATACTAACACTATTATAAAAAGAATTTAAAATAGTAGTACAAGGGTTACCAGAGGGTTGGGAATGAGAAAGACTGACAAATCGGTTGTTACATAATTGAATACTATTATAAACATCCAAGAAAAGTACCTCACGAATGAGGGCATTTTCCGGACCATCATCATAAAATTTGTTTACAACAGATACAAATTTACTCATAATGTTACTATTTAATGTGCCATCAAATGAAGAGAAATCGCCAGCGAATACTTTGTTACCTTTTGTCATGAGTTTCTTAGCTGTGCGAGTCCAGTCATAATCGTACACATTGGTACCTACTGATTGTTCATTATCAATTCTATTTTCCATTATATGTGCTATGAACCCCAGGAAATACTGCCTAAAGGCTATTGTATAATCCTGAGGACCACTGGCAAAGACTCTTGTCTTACCAGCCAATACTTTTTCAAGAGGCCTACGCTCATCCTTAAGAGTCGCAGACCACACTGTGGGAGTTCTAATACCTTTCCGGGCATCATCAATCCGAGCTTCCACAGCTTTCCTAACAGTTTCGTCATATATAAATTCCTCATCATCACCAAACCATCCGGTCTTACCAGGTTTACCAGCCTTGCGTTGTAAAATCCAAGGGTAACCTGCTGAGGAATGGCGATTGAGGCTTGAAAGATAGGGTGAATGATCACACCCCCTGATAGCTTCTTCATATGTTAAAATGCGTGCAAGTTCGGGATTACGATTACTCAAGAGTAACCGCTCAACTTCACTTACAGCAATGTCGACTTCTAAATCTGAGATGTAAGGGGTGTTGATAGCATTCTTCTTCATATTCTTAACCATAATATCCTCATCAGGAGAATATAATATGCTTGGTGCTGTTAATACCGGATCGATCTTATCATAAAATACTGATTTCCTAATATCACTCTTTGAGGGTACGAAGATCTTACTCGTACAACCTCCCAGATTACCAAACGTATCAATTCCCACACCTAATAATTTAATAAGACTTTCTTCTTTATACTCGATGTTTTGTTGCAATTTTACACTCTTTGTCTCAATATTGGGCAGAGAGTCAAAGTCAGTTGTTACGACTTTGGAAAATTGCTCTAAAGTTGTTAGCAAGTCCTGTTGTGTTATGGATTGTCCATAGGCTTTCGCACCATCAGTGCTACCGGCAATATGGATACCTGCTATCTTTCTAATAAATGTTGTTTCTTGACATACTACTGGCGAACCACAATCTCCGTTTATCGTATTCAATGCATATTCCAGACAATCCCTCACCCTCATAGTTCCCTGCGCAGTATTAAACTTCGCATCGAACATACAAGCGCTGCTATTACCTAACACAGTCAATGTATTGACACCACCATAATTTCTTATAGTGGGAACACACACATCGGCTCTACGTATACTTAATTCTGGCATAGTCTGGAAATGTTTAACTAAATCTGAGTGTGCATTCACATATCTAGGGAATTGTAATAATGCTGCATCTTTCTCATAACCATTGAAACTAACTATTTTCTTAACTTTAATACATTTTACTGGCAGGATAAACTCCGAGCCAAAAATATTTCTAATCTTAATAGTATCTTCATCAGTTATGCTCATAAATAAATGGTTGGGAACTAGAGCTATAGTATCACGTACAAACAAACACTGAAGAATCTTATTATAGGACTCTCCGCGTTTTACACTAATCATATATAAATTATTCAATACTCTAGTGTTAATTAGATCTTGGGCGCTGGCATCTTTCCATGCCTGCATATCCACTTCTACACTTTCTCTTATAATTGATTTATTATGTTTGGTGCGCATGTCGCCTGACACAGCTGCCTCTAAAGAACAACTATCATCAGAATCGACACAACGGTTCTTAATATTTATAGTTTCTATTTTATTGGACTCCCTTTTAACAATCTTAGCGTTATTGGTTCTATTATCACCACTACCATTGGCTTCTCTAGCCACGGTTTTGGATTTGTTGGTTCTATTATCACCGCTACTATTGGCCTCAAAGGAGAATTTATCAGTTAATCTTTTTTGAGAGGTCTTCTTCTCAGGTTTAAAATATGCCCATAAGCCCAATCCTGACAGGATTACGCCCACGAGAATGATACTATTCTTAAGTGAAGCATACTCATTGTACACTTCCTTAACTCCGTCAATAATCTGATCTTTAATCTCACAAAATGTGGTTGGAATCTGATCTTTAATCTCACAAAATGTGGTTGGAATATAATTAGACTGCATATATGCATTAATTTCATTAAATCTATTTTCATCAACACGATCTACTAGGACTTTGTTGAAGTTAACTGATTGGGAGATATTATACTTAGTCATCTTTATGCATTCTTTTAAAAATTGTTCATAATCTACAACTACAGGTCCTTCTTCATTACAAATTGGTTTCATACTTTCGGCGTTATACATCTCAATAAGATAGGGTGCAGTATCAACCGCACTCGCACACTTAAGGGGATCCAAACGCTCTACCATTTCACCTGTAGTAGCCGAGTAACCTTTCTTAGTATATTCTTTCTTTAAAACTACTTTGCCACAAATATCTATTCTTCGTCTATAAGCATCGGGGAAAGTTAAAGATGTAACATTAGGATTGATTATATTCTGGGACAACAGTATAACTTTCGAAATGAACTTGGTTCTCTTTTTTTCCGACAATTCAGCCATGTGTAAAGAATAAGGCGCGATGTTAGCGGCCCGGATAAGCTCCAAGAATTCTTCATTAGGTGAACTACTACTATCAACTTTCTGACCAAAATCATCATAGACTACAATATTTTGTCCAGCATAACCATCCCAAAATTCTTGTTCATGTTCCCTATTATAAATATAATCCTCAGGTGAAACTGAAAATTCATCTAATTTCTCTGTAGGAAGAACATTAGCAAGAAGTTCTTCAGCAAGAGGGTACATTGAAGTAGACTTGAGAGTACCTGTGCCACCACAAAGAAAAATAGAAAGTGGCTCCATTCTCGGCCCTGTGCCCAAAGCATTGACAGGACCAAAAGGTATCATAATCTTACTCAAATAACCCTGATACGTAACTATTGCTGAACGAACTGTTTTTGACATTGAAGACCTACTGCCTTGACCAAGGAATTCCTTGCCCTGTACATTAAGCTTCCATAAGTCATCAGAATGGTTTTTAGTAACCTCATACTTTCCATGATACTGAAGATCCATTATATCTAAAATTTTCTTACACCATAAATTAACGTCATGTTCTGTGGTGAGGGCATAATCCAATCTAGATAAACCAAACATTCTTGTTCTGCACCA